GCAAGGTGGACCTCCGGGACCGATGGCCGCTCCCCAAAAACCGGGACCAGCAAACATAGCGGGTAGCAAGCTGGCCCAGCATTACATTAACAAAGCGATTAGAGGTGTTTCGTAATGGCTTACAACCCAATTAGTGGACAGCCAGTAAAGCCTATCCCCAAACAAAAACTAAAAACGTTTTCTCTTTACAAGGTCGATACAGATTCGATGCACAAGAAAGCGTCTAACGATCGGGACTTCGGACGAAGGACCGCAGAAAACAAAAAGGTGAGACATGGGATTCTTTGATGATGAAGGCGCGGCGGAAGTTTCTCCCCCGCAAACAGATATTGTAGGCAACGTTCCGCACGACGAGGAGGCGCAGGAATTTTTTGCCGAGAACCAGCAAGAAGAACTTCAAGAAGAAACGCAAGAAGCATCTCCCGACACTTCCTTGCCCGAGGCCGATGAGCCCACCAACGCTGACTCCAATGTACCGATTTCCGAGCTTCTACTTGAGCGCCGCAAACGCCAAGAGATGGAACGACAGCTGGGCGATCAACAGAACAACCTGCAGCTTTTGAACGAGCGTATTCAACACGCCCAGCAGATGCAGATGGCGCAACAGCAGCAGGCCGCTCAACAGATGCAGCAGGCGCAACAGCAGCAGGTGCAAGAAGAAATTCCCGATCCCGAAGAGGATCCGGTAGGACACGCAAATTGGAAGATCGGTCGGCTCGAAAGTCAGCTGAGAAACATGGCTGGTGCTTTTGCCCAGCAGCGAAGGCAAGAGCAGGCCTACCGCCAAGAGACTGCTGCCACCAGTGCGATGCAGGGAGTGGTTCAGCAGAGCCAAAGCCTTCAGCAGCAGTTTGCTTCAGACAATCCGGATTACTGGGAAGCTCTTGATTTCTTGACGAATACCCGTGGCGAAGAGCTTGCTTCCATGGGTTATAGTGGGCAGGAGCTGGAGAACATTCTTGAGAATGAGCGCGGTCTTATTGTGTCGGGAGCTATCAGTAGAGATGCAAACGGCCAGATGACGGGTTGGAAAAACAACCCAGCCGAGACTGCTTACAACATGGCCCGTATGCGCGGGTACGTGTCCAAGGCCGAAAAAGCTGCCCGGCAGCAAGCCCAGCAGCAGGCTCAACAGCAGGCCCAGCAGCAAGCCCAGCCCCGAGAACAGGTCCAGGTTTCTGCTCAGGATCGAGTGCAGATGATCAACAATGGGTTGGCCGCTTCTCCCCAAACCGAATCTATGGGGGCCACGACTAATCAAGGCTCGGTCGGAATCGAGCAGTTGATTGAGATGTCCGACTCCGAGTTTATGGCGTTTAGCCAAAATAACCCCGGAGTGGTGGAGGCGCTGCTTGGCAGCTAGATTTGCGTAGAATCGGAAAATAGTCTATTTTGCACCTAGTTCGCGGTGTGTCGGCGCGATGTTCCGGCACGGTGTCAGGCGGCTTTACAGTCTGGTTCACGCGGCATCGGCGTGTAATACGGTGCAGTTCGGGCAGCTGAGAGTCCATGTGTCGGTCCTCGACCACGAAACTTTTAACCCTAGACCATTGAGGAGACATCATGGCTACTAACAGCGGTAATCAGCAGTATAGTTACGGCGTTAATGACGCGCTCGCTGTAAAGGTCTGGGCTAAGAAACTTTTCGTGGAGTCGCTCAAATCGACTATTCTCGACAAGTTTATTGGCACGGACAATAACAGCGCAATTCAAGTAAAAGACGATCTTTCCAAAGGCTCCGGTGACAAGATCACCTACGGCCTTCGCATGCAGCTTGGTGGCGACGGCACCATTGGCGACTCGACCCTTGAGGGTAACGAGGAAGCCTTGACCACGTTCACCGATGCAATCTACATCGACCAGCTCCGCCACGCGGTGAAGGTCGTGGGCAACATGTCGCAGCAGCGTGTCAACTTTGACATTCGCGCTGAAGCGCAGAGCGGCCTTGTTGATTGGTGGGCTGATCGCCTCGACACCAGCTACATCAACCAGCTCTCTAGTAACCAGAACGCTGGCGAACGTACCGACCTTTCGGTTGCCAATGCGGCCATCACTGGCCTTAACAGCATCGACAAGGTTTATACGGTTTCTCAGACTACTGATACGGGCGATGGCAACACCATTACTCCCGACGTAGAAACTCGCGGAGTTATTCCGGTGGGTGTTGGTTCTTCCACCGAAAGCAAAACTCTCGACGAGTGGTACAAGTGGGAAGAGGCTCTTGCTTGTGAGAACGCAGATGCGGGTGGCACCAATAAAGCCAAGGGGTATTTCCAGTTGTCCATGTTGGACACTGCGGTTGTCAAAGCCCGCACGATGGACACTCCGATCCGTCCGATCAAGTTGAACGGCATGGAGTGTTACGTTGCGATCCTGCATCCGTATCAGATCCTCGATCTGCGTCGGAACACCAACAATGGCCAGTGGATGGACATCCAGAAGTCGGCCATGATGGGTGGGCAGATTACCAACAACCCGATCTTTACGGGCGCGATTGGTATGTACAACGGAGTTATCATTCACGAGGACGCACGTATTCCTCGGATCGGTGCTTCCGGCAAGAGTTCCTTGGGTACTTCCCTTGGTGCTCACGCCGCTGATGGTGTCAACGACCAGGCTGCAACGACCAAAGCTAACTGGAAAGATATTACCCGTGGAATCTTCCTCGGTGCCCAGTCGGGTTGCATTGCCTTCGGTCGTTCCTACGGCTTGAGCGGTAGCAACGTTAAATTCAAATGGACTGAAGTTCTCAATGACTACGAGAACCAGTTGGGCGTTTCGGCGGCTCTGGTTTACGGTTGTAAGAAGACGGTCTTTGACGCTAAGGATTTTGGTACGCTGGTTCTGTCGAGCATTTCGACAGGTGAAGCTACCATTCTTGGATAAGGAAGGAGTGAATAATGGCTGCTCATAGTACGATTGAATTTAGTCGCAGTGCTCCTGCACGGATTATTCCTACCGGCACAGTTACTATCCCTTGGGAAATTAAAGTTGACGCTGCGGCGGATGACACTATTAACCTGTGCAAAGTTCCCCCCGGGGCGGTAATTACGGATGTGCTTTTTTCCTGTAGCGTGAAGGTTAGCTCCTTGTCGGTAGATGTGGGTACTACCTACACTGATTCTGCCGATGCTACTCAAACTGTTGTGAACTCGCTTGTCGATGGCGGGGATCTTCAGAACAATTTTGTTATTCGGCCCGATGTTGCAACCGCAACAGCAGGTGTTCCGTTTACGGTTCCTGATAGTGCAAAAAGTGATTGCACAGTTTACGCGACTCTTCTTGCAGCTAATCCTGACGCTGCTGCGGTCTATCGGGGCACCGTTTGCTACACGCTGCAAACGCAAGAGCGTTTCGTGATGGCTTCGGATCAGTAAGGAGATAAACTATGTCTAACAAAGTAGAATCCGGTAAACTTGATACCAAAGATGCCCCTAGCTCTGGTCAGATCACGACTGGCGCGAAGGGTGCGAACTCGGTCTTCTCGACGGGTCCGCAGGGTGCTGCTCGGGTTGGGGCTTTCCTCAACACGAAGACTAACCCCAACAACGTCAAAAAAGGCTAGCGCCTAAACATCACCCTTGAGGTGAAAGGAAAAGGCCGGTGGGCTGATCATCTGATCCGGCTCACCGGCCTTTTTTATTTCTTATGGATAATAGCTACCAGGACATGATTGACCGCATCAAGAACGAGTTGCAACGTAACGACTCGGACATTGATGACATTATCAAACACGCTATCTCCGATGCGATCATGCACTTCAAGGACGAAGTGTTTGCGGTTAACCAATCCACGTACAACATTACGGCTTACAAGTTTGGCAAAACAGGGTCAGACGCAGCAAAGTGGGCCAAAGATCCTCTGTACCGAGCGTACATAGAATTGCCGTATGACTTTAATCAGATGATTAATCTCATGGTTGTAAAGGGCGGAACAAACTACGTGATGGAAGAGCTTCCCTACGTAGAGCTTGACGCTATGGACGCGAAGTACGACGACCCAACTACTGGCACCCCTCAGTATTATTCTTTCTTTGGTGAATACGGCGGCGACCAAGGAAGACCGTCCAACCCAGCAGGCAGTCGCGCAGGTAGTATTGGCGACCGCAACAGTGAGGGTTCAAGAACGGATAGCGACCGTTACGTTCTCAACGGACTGCTTCGTATCTTCCCTCGCCCCGACAACGATTACACCTTGACCATGCGCTATGTCTCCAATCTCATGGAGCCAGAGGCCATGGGTGGAAACTTGGCAAATCGCCACGGCTTCTGGATGAACGAAGCTGGGCGAATGATTAAATGCTACGCCAAGGGAATTATTTACTCCGACTATCTTCAGCAGTTCGATCTGGCCCAAGCGCAAGAAGGACTGGCCGAAGCCGAATACAATCGACTGGTCATGCGAAGTGAAGCCCGTGGCCTAACTGACGTAGTATCCCCGCACCTATGATCGAAAGAGTAAAACTTACCAGTTATTCTCCCGACACCGACGAGAATAACCCCGCTATCTTGATTGATTCGGGCAACGTCTACTCTACTACCAGAGGACTGGCTACGGTATCTGTACCCGAATCTTTGGCCAAGGCCCCTAGAATTACCTACGCAACGGATAAAAAATGGTACGGCCAGCCAGTAGGAAGTTTTAACGCTACGTGGATCAACGGTCAGCAATCTTTGTATTTAGCTACTGAGAGGGTAGTACACCCAGCAGATACGGACGGAACAAAGTTTATAAACGGAGGAATTTTCATCCGTGCAGCAGACGGATCGTTTACCCTTATTTATTATAAAGACGACTCTCAAAGTGTTACCGGTGCTCAATCTACTGTAAACTCTGCGACCAACACTTTGGACTTGGTTTACGATCAATACGTTTCTATCGATCAGTACGGGGACTACGTATTTTTTGCTACTGGCGGCGCTGTTATTTACGTAAAGGGTTCTGACACAGACGGCCCAAACGGTGGCGGTCCCGGAGTGGCTATTTCGGAGAACAACACCTCTGGGTCATTTACGCCTAAGTTTGTAGCTAGGGCAGGTAATTTTGTTTTTCTTTCGTGCGGCGATGCTGGGGAAGATGCCGCCGGGTTAATTATGGACCAAACGTATTGGCGCTGTTCGGTCGATGGAGTCTTAGACGGAACGACGCCAG